TTATTTGCCGTCTTTACCAACATGAAGAATGGCAAGGAATGCTTCCTGCGGCAGCTCGACGTTACCGACCTGCTTCATACGCTTCTTACCTTCTTTCTGCTTCTGCAGCAGCTTTTTCTTACGGCTGACGTCACCGCCATAGCACTTCGCCAGAACGTTTTTACGCAGCTGTTTCACGGTGGAGCGCGCGATAATGTGGTTGCCAATGGCCGCCTGAATCGCGATATCGAACTGCTGACGCGGGATCAGATCTTTCATCTTCTCAACCAGCTCGCGGCCACGGTACGGCGCATTATCGTTGTGGGTGATCAGCGCCAGCGCATCCACACGCTCGCCGTTGATCAGCACGTCCACGCGCACCATGTTAGAAGCCTGGAAGCGTTTGAAGTTGTAGTCCAGTGACGCATAGCCACGGGAGGTGGACTTCAGACGGTCGAAGAAATCGAGGACCACTTCCGCCATCGGGATTTCGTAGGTCAGCGCCACCTGGTTACCGTGGTAAACCATGTTGGTCTGCACGCCGCGCTTCTCAATACACAGCGTAATGACGTTACCCAGGAACTCCTGCGGCAGCAGCATGTGACACTCGGCAATCGGCTCACGCAGCTCGTGAATATTGTTCAGCGGCGGCAGCTTGGACGGGCTATCGACGTAGATCACTTCTTTCGAGGTGGTTTCAACTTCATAGACTACGGTTGGTGCCGTGGTGATCAGGTCCAGATCGTATTCACGCTCCAGACGCTCCTGAATAATCTCCATGTGCAGCAGACCGAGGAAGCCACAGCGGAAGCCGAAGCCCAGCGCCGTTGAGCTTTCTGGCTCGTAGAACAGGGAGGCATCGTTCAGGCTCAGCTTACCGAGCGCATCACGGAAGTTTTCATAGTCGTCAGAGCTGACCGGGAACAGGCCCGCATAAACCTGCGGCTTCACCTTTTTGAAGCCTGGCAGCGCTTTATCTGCCGGGTTACGCGCACCGGTCAGGGTATCGCCCACCGGCGCGCCGAGGATGTCTTTAATAGCACAAACCAGCCAGCCTACCTCGCCGCACGTCAGCTCGGTACGGTCAACCTGTTTTGGCGTGAAGATACCCAGACGGTCAGCGTTGTAGACCTGCCCGGTACTCATCACCTTAATTTTGTCGCCTTTACGCATGGTGCCGTTTTTAATACGCACCAGCGAGACAACGCCCAGGTAGTTATCGAACCAGGAGTCGATAATCAGCGCCTGCAGCGGGGCATCCGGATCGCCTTCCGGGGCCGGAATATCACGCACCAGGCGTTCCAGCACGTCGGTCACGCCGACGCCGGTTTTTGCGGAGCAGCGCACCGCATCGGTCGCGTCAATGCCGACGATATCTTCAATCTCTTCCGCCACGCGCTCAGGATCGGCGGCAGGCAGGTCGATCTTGTTCAGAACCGGCACAACTTCGAGATCCATTTCCATCGCGGTATAGCAGTTTGCCAGGGTCTGGGCTTCTACGCCCTGCCCGGCATCCACCACCAGCAGCGCGCCTTCACAGGCCGCAAGCGAGCGTGAAACCTCATAGGAGAAGTCAACGTGGCCTGGGGTGTCGATAAAGTTCAGCTGATAGGTTTCGCCATCAGCCGCTTTGTAATCCAGCGTGACGCTCTGCGCCTTGATGGTGATACCACGTTCGCGTTCCAGGTCCATGGAGTCCAGAACCTGGGCTTCCATTTCACGATCAGACAGGCCACCGCAAATCTGGATAATACGGTCAGACAGCGTCGACTTACCGTGGTCAATGTGAGCGATAATGGAGAAGTTTCTTATGTTCTTCATAAATATGAATTTTTTAACTCGCTATGCAGATAATTTGTTCTTGATGGACACAGCGGTGGACATCCCACAGTAACTACCCCATCAACGACTGGCCTGCATATTACACTGTAGCGCCGAAATCGTCAGCATACGATCTCTTCATTAACATACGATGTTACAACACCGGGCAGTCGTCGAACTCTCCAGACCTCATGTCAGTAATGCTGTAGGTGATCACGCCAAATATCGCATCCGGGCTGGTTCCATCATCGTGCCCCGGTATCTCTTCCCTTCTTCCTGTCTGCAAATCCTCCAGATGAGGCCGTGGATAGTTTCGGTACCTCTTAATCCTCATCTCACCTTCCATTCTGCATACCAGCAACGAACCGTCACATGGAGATAGCGATGCATCAACGACAAGTAGAGCGCCGTTAATGATTCCTTCACGGTAGTGCGTCGCGCCAGCTCTCATGAAGTAAGTGGCCGCTGGCCTGGTTATGATGCGCTCATCAAGCGATATACGCTGTTCAACGTAATCTGTAGCCGGAGAAGGGAACCCCATTATATGATCCTCCCCATGCCGATCATGAAGTATCGCCGACCCTCACCATCATGAGGGGTGTAGTCCCGGAAGTACGTCTGGTACTGAGCTGTCCACCGGTTCGCCCGGTCCAGTGTCCAGTGGTGATGCACCGCTTCGAGCTCACGCACAAAATCAACGGTGGTCACCACCAGTCTGCCATTAGGTTCCCGCTTGGTCGCCGCGCTGAATGCGGTGCCGATATCTGAATATTTAGCCACTCTATGCCACCCCCCTGTTACACGCTGTATATATACACAGTAGTTTCAAAGAGAGGCCAGATCAAGACGGCACGGCCTATTAATTATTTATCCGGAGCTGTCGGCCAGATGATATCCGGCGCGGTCGATGTATCAACTGCCTCTAGCGCATCAAGATAATCCAGCCAGGCATTAAACTGCGCTTTGTCTGTATCACTTAACCGCCCCAGCGCCAGCTTTGACGGCCACTGTTTGCTATTGATATAGGCATTAGCTGCACCAATTCGCTGCTGCTTCTCCTGCGTCGCGTTCGCAAGAATTTGCTCCTGCGTCGGCGGCGGCAACGGTGACCACTGTGGCAGTCCGTCAGCACCGGCAGTGCGCATCAGACCATCAACGTTACGGTCCTGCGTGAACTCTGCAAATATCTCGTCGGTAACATCAACGAGATCCGATAAGTCCCATCCTGCGACCTTATAATTAGCCAGCTCGGCAACTGGGAAAAAGGCATTGTTCTTAGCGCTGTATTGGTATGTCATTTTAGTTGCCCCATGCTATGTAATAAACGCTTTCGCTGAACGGCTGCGCATCGGTTCCTGCCACACCGCTCCAGCACCGACCGTCAAAACCAAAGCCTGCCTTTGTTAAGTAAGTGACGTATGGAGAAAAAATCCACGTTTGACCGATTATTACCCCGAACGCGATGGCAGTACACTGGTTAGAAAAAGGCGTTGAGAATAGCTTATCGCCAAATCCTGATATCAATCCTGTTCGAACCTGCCCAACTGCCGCGTTACCCAGGCCTAGGTTATCTCTGGCCGTTTTTGCATCGGTTGCACCTGTGCCGCCTTTGCTGACCGGGACGATGTTTTCAGTGGCTACAGTCCCAAGTCCGAGGTTGTTCCTTGCCCCTGACGCGTTCAGCGATCCAGTGCCGCCTGCATTGACAGGCAGCGCGATGAACGTTTGCAGGTCATCATTGTAAAAACCCCAGGTGTTATCAGAACGCGCCGTCACAAATTTCTTTTTGGTCGCATCGCTGAACATCACGGTTTCACCGGCGCGCTGTTCAATGCGGTCAAGCGCCAGGTTGGTTCTGGCTACTGCTGCCGTAGTTCCACCTGTGCCGCCTTTAGCTAAAGGAACCGTGCTTTCGGTTGCTACGGTACCCAAGCCAAAATTCTGCCTTGCTCCTGCCGCGTCTGTTGCACCTGTGCCGCCCTTGCTGACCGGGACGATGTTTTCAGTGGCTACAGTCCCAAGTCCAAGATTAGTCCTGGCCGCGCCTGCATCTCTCGCTCCTGTTCCACCCTGCTGAATACCAAGGGGTATAAAACCTTGCGAAGGGTCATAAATACCCCACTGACCATCTATCCTGATGGCAAGATACGATGTGTGATCGTCCCCGGCATAAATTATCGTTTCGCTGTCGCGCTGCTCCATCCTGTCAAGTTTCAGGTAGTTTAAAATGCCTGCGATATTGGATTTACCAATAATGTCGCGACCAACCTGAGTCAGATCCGTCAGGGCGGCGGTATCGGCACCAGTGAAATATGGAAGCTTATTTGCGCCTGTAACAAGGTTGGCTATTGCTGAAAGCGTGGCATCAAGAGGCTGTGAAGTTTTGTTAACTGCTGTCAGTATTTTTGCAGCAAGCCCCGACACGTTCCCGTCATCCAGTACATCAACACCTCCCTGATCGCTGATGAACTGCGCCAGAGCTGCTGCCACCAGAGTTGCCTGCCTGATAGCTTTATTCACTTCTTTCGCGCTGGCTTTCCCGGATGTAAACCCAGTGGAGAGCGCAGCCAGGGCCAGGTATTCCGCCTGGGTTAAAACATTAGCCCCACCTGCTGCAGCAAAGGCTTTAATATCATTAGTTGGCATATTAACTCCAGAATCCATTATCAAAACCGGCTATAGCCGTGTTCTGTATATCAAACCCAAACAGAGGATGAGCCGGATCTATAACATCCAGACTTTTCACCCGCACACCCGCCGCTTTTACAGTCAGCGCACCTGACTTAATCACTTCTATTAATTCAGCAGATGTATTTGCAATTCCGTTTAATGCAATCGCGCTAATTGATATAGACATATCCATATTGTCAATTATCTGCATTTCGATACCAGTTCCTGAGAATATCAATTCCAGTAATTCCTCAAGATGCCCTACGGTGCCGTCCCATTGGTTGATAGCTATCTGCGCCTTAAGAACCAGTCGGTAAACGTCGTTGCTTAGAGATGTAAAGCCTGCATCCGGATCGTACGGCCCTTGCCAGTTGCCCTGGTCCCACCCCAGCCCATCTGTATCCCATGAAAAATAAACATTGGATATTGGTGTGGTGACCACCCTGCTCCTGCCTACCCATAAACCAATGATATCCAGTTGCGCTCCGTTGGCTGAATCGATATCAAACTTTCGTATCATGTCAGCAACTGAAGTCGAAACGTCAGCAAGAGGCCTGGTTATAAGATCTATATGCTTTGCGAATTTACTTTTCGTTGCGTGGTAATTAGTGATTAGCTCAGTGTATTTGCTCATGACGATGCCGTTATCTTAATATTGGCAGTGAGTGAATGTGCAGCCTCGTTATAAGCAATACTAATGTTTGAGGGTGCGACCGTTGCAGCGCTTTTACCAATTTTCAGGGAATTAATGTCATAATATTTACTGTCACCACCGCTCATCACCCCGAGGTTTGCCGGGGAGTATATTCGACTTAGCAAAACATCATCATCAAAACGCAGCGAATTAATATATCTCGCAATTTCCGCCTTCATTTCTTCAGCCACCTGAGATGTGTAGCCGGGATATGTTTTAATCTCAATATCGACGAATACTTCCACAATCACCGGGCGGGAAAATTTGATAGCCTTTGGTTCCCCATATTTTCCGGTCAGGTTTACCGTGGTAGTACCGAATGTCGAGGTGCCCTGGTCTTTCTTCTTTGAAATGACCGTTGCGATTTGACCAGCATCACCGCCTTCGACGATGCAGCTGATTGAGTGCGGCGGTAGCCCGTTTGCATCAGCGATGTCCTGATCGTTCTCATAAACCCGCACTCGCGAAACACCTGCCACATCCAGCAGCGCGCCGTCCAGTCCGTCAATCGTCGTGATGGATGGTAATGCCGTACTTCTCGCCTGGCGCTGTCGCAGCTGCGCGTCGGTTTCCCCCGCTACACCGATGGTTGCCGCCAGAGGGTTCGTTACCGACAGCCATCCCCGCGTTGGGTTAGCTATCTGGGTAATGCTGTTGGCCAGGGCGGCTACCGGCCCGGGGGTTCTGCAGGTGGCTGTAACAGTCACGCTACCGGATGCCGGAATGTTCACGTTTACTGGCAGATCCCACAGAACGCCATTGGAATCCCTGATGCTGCCTGCTGTGATAAGCGTGCCGACAGCGCCGGTGACCACTACATCCGCTGTCGAACTGGTAGCGACTTTACGCGTGATGCCATTAATTTTGACGTTGCTCGCCAGCGCTCGCCCGCGCCCGGTTGCTGGTGAGAACGAGTTATAGACATCGATAGCCGTGTTATTAGCGTCGTGGATGCCCAGCGCGTATAAGGCCACCATCTGCCCGTCCTTACTGTCAGGATCCAGATATGCGTCGTCGCCATAAATCTGGCGAAAGTAGCCGGTGAGCGTACTGAGGATTGTCTGGTAATCGGGCGCGACGATCCCCTGGTCGGTTACCGTTGCCGATAACCCCAGTGTGTCGAGGTTCAAAGCCATTTATGCCTCGCTTGTTACCGTGGTTTGTCCGTAAATGGTGTCGATGGAGGCCGTGAAAGATACGCGTCGCGTCCTGCCGTCGTTCACAGTGTCGAAGGAAAGGATAGACAGGACGCCCGGTGTCGAGCTGATGCGGTCGCGGATAGCCAGGCTGTAAACTTCCGGCCTTTGCTTGCCGAGCACTGACTGGATGTACGGCGTGCCCTCGGTCGTGTCCAGAAACCACTGCCCCTTCCACAGCTCAAAGCGCGTCTTTACGGCCTGAGCTACGCATTCCGGCGTGTTGGCCAGAAAGGTCCCGTCGCCCTGTCCGAAGGTATAATCTCCGTCATCGTCTTCACGTCTGTATTGCATCAGTTGGGTGCCCCCGTATTACCGCCGCCCGTCTGCACACCACTATGGGTATGCGTCATCAGGCTCTTGCCACCGGCAGTCACATCATTGGTTACCGATACCGGCCCACGCAGCGTCGCCGCGCCGCCCGCCGCCCCCATCCCCTGTGACAGGCTGCCGTTGATCGTTACGTTGCCGTTAAGGGTGATCGTTGGGGAGTTCACGACCGTGCCACCCTGTGCAGTAGCGGTAAGCTTACCGGGTGTGGTGATGGTAATGTCATGTCCGGCAGCCACCTCGACGAATGCCGCGCCATCGTCAGTGCGCAGCTGCGCCGCGGTGGTGCTAATGCCGCTTATTTTCTTTGCCTGCGACTGCGGGCCAACGATAGCAAAGGCGTCACTCAGATCATGCTGGCGCGGGTCAACCGGCTCCTGCACCCCGCCGTTCTGCCACCAGAAGTCGATACAGCGATCGGAGAACACCAGCAGGCACTCATCGCCGGGTTTAACCGGGAAGGTCAGCGTGCAGCCGCCGCCGCGCGGGAACACGACAGGAACATCGAGCAGGGTCGGCAGCTCTTCCGAAATCAGGGCGTTATTATCGCCAAGCCGCTGACCAACGATGGCCGGCTGCACGGTACACGTTACTGCCTCCGGGTCGAAGGACTGGATAATCCCGGGCAAGGCAACGCGAAGGCTGCCGAATATGGCGTTGCGGTGCGCCTCCAGTGTCTGCGATTCGCTACCGTCCTGCGCGCGTGGTGATACTGGCATGATTTACTCCAGGCAATAAAAAACCCGCCGAAGCGGGTTGGTTTAAAATTATTTAGCGTTTTGGTGGTGGCACTATAGTTTCAGCCCAGCAGCGACACTTACCGCCAGGGCAGCATTTTCCCTCTCCCGGAAGGCCGGTTTTGGGAGGTCTTTTCCATCTGAAGACTTTTCCGTTATTCTTGGCGCAGTTACTACAACACCCGCTATCACCAGCTGTATGCCACCTGAACTTGGTTGCCCCGATACGTTCAGCACGAAGCCTATCGTATCTGGCTAGTTCAGAAGCGCTTCGGTTTTTACGCGAAAATTCAATGTTCCTGATGAATTGTTCGTCGTTTTTCTTTTTTCTATTTTTCCTGAGCCTATAAATGATCGATAGAATAAAGATGGCGATTACGACAATTCCCGGCTCCATGATTAATCAACCTTCTCACAGTCGTAAGTGCCTAAAATCCTGGGCTCGCTCATATTCATTCTGATGGCCTCAACGTTCAATATTGCCTTTCCATTGCGCTTAACATAATCCATGCCAAGCCAACGCCCATTGCTTTGATCAGGCAGCATCCATTGATATTTGACGTTCGAATAATCTCCATCCTTCCCCAGAAAAGTAAACTTTTGACTTTGTGGCCTGATGTTGTTTATATGCGCAAATCCATCATCACTTGAAGAAATGGTGAATGGCCCACAAGCAGCAAGCGGTTTCCCGATTGCCGCACTGGGCAAGATAACCGTCAAAGAAAATAAAATTATTGGTATAGTTTTCACTGAGGTGCAATCCCCCGGTTCAAAGCCGACTGGCTCTGGAGTTCACGTGCTCCACGAGCCATACACATGAGATCCATATACCACGGATTCCCCCTTGTATCGCCGGTATAGCTAATCGACTGCACAATATAAACGCCGTCGGTAGCTACGCTGGCAGGCTGCTGAAGAGTGCCGCCTACAATAAGGTTACCATTGTCGCTGCTCTCTGTGATCCTGGCCGCTGATTTTTGTATCTCATCGTTTGATAGTTGCGTCCGGTATACAGAGGCCTGATCGAGCTGGATTAGGCCGTTTACCCTGATATTAGGGTTGATAAGGCAACGCACGTTAACGCCCGCGCCCATAGTCTGCTGCGGCATGCCTATCAGGCCGGTGGCGCTGTTCAGCACGATAGCCTCATGCAGATACTTATCCTCAGGAACCATCTGGACCTGACCATCAACGAACTGCCAGTTAGCGGTGCACTGCGCCGCGACGTTACTCATATAGTCACGGGTCATGCCATAAAACACACGCCCGCGCGGCATGACACGATCCGGGAATTGCCCCGTTACGCCCTGGGTGATCCCGTACGGCGAGAAGTCCCTCATCAGCAGAGTATGGACGTCAGAAAGCTTATATCCGGCCGCCAGGCTGCCGGAGGATACCGCCTCGTTAAACGCCTTATGCCCGTCGATGGCCTGAATCAGGGTAAAAATGTCGGTAGGGTTATCGCGACCGGTTATCGTAAAGCGGATTTCCCCGTTGAAAATCTCCCCGTAGTTCTGTCCTCGCGTCTTCCCTATCTGGTCAGGCGATATCTCCGTCACCTGCCCCACCTCACTTGCCATGACAGATTGCGGCAGGCCGTCATACCCGGCAATGATAGTGATGCGGGAAAACTCAGTGCTGGCGATCCGACTCATGGTGTCGCGGCTGAGGTTGTAAATCTTCAGTGTTGCCACTCGTGGCCACATGGAGTTAAACCAGTCGATGGTGAATGTCACCTTGAAATCCGAGAGCGCGATCCCCTGTCCAGCATCATTAAGCAGACGCAACTCAAAGTGGCGCATCCAGTTCATTGTCATGATGTTACCTGCGCGAAGTAAAGATGGCTGGATGAGCCAAGGTTAGTTTTTGTTGGGTACTCCGGCGCGCCGTTATCTGCCAGCACAGCCAGTACGCCGGTGATCCCCAACTCCGGGTACTGTTCAATCAGGTCGACATCAGGGACCAGAGGAACACCAGTCAGAAGCGGTTCGCCAGCGTTATCCATGACATCCATGATCCATCCTGCATTATCGCGCCACAGCACGCGCAGCGTGTACGTCACCGTTCCTAACTGGATGCGAAACTGCTGGTTATCCGCTGTGAGAGGTATTTCAGTTACGTTCATCGGAGCCTCAGTGCATTCCCGAGTGCGGTCCCCTTCAGCCCATTAAAGAAACCGGACGAGGAAAGCAGCGACTCGTTGACAGGGGTAGGCGATTTATTGCCACGACTTTGAACTGCTGCAGTGCTGATCCCCTCCGACATGTCAGCTTTGTCCGCAACGGAAATCTGCTGGGTCTGGGTGATGATAACCTCGCGCAGCGTCAGAACACATGACAAGACGTTTTCAGTTGCTCTCTCGGTTGTCACCTCTAAGGCGCGGATCAGCATGTTGCTGTAGGTCCGCTTGCCGGTGATAACATCAAACGGTACCCGCGACTCCTGTAGCTCCAGCAGCTGCTGGTAAATCTCCTTTGGGCTTTTCCCGATACCCAGGCCGATCCCGGAGATATCTACCAGGTCCAGCAGGGAGCCGCCGCCAGCGAAGCCACACTCCATTGTCACCTCGCTGGCGCGCTGATAGGCGTGGTCATTAATCGGCGCGCCTATCTCTACGGGATGCTCAGTAATTTCCAGCGTATCAACATGCTTCTCAGAGACCACGACATCAGGCACAAAGATGCCGATCTTTCTCGACTGCAGCCTAAAGATGGCCGACAAAATATCCATCAGTAAACCCTCGGTTGGAATTGCTGGGTGAGGCGGGAATTAACGCCGGATTGCCGGTCCGCAACCTCGCGGCCGGTAGACGCCGGATCGTTAGCGCCGTAGATGTTAATAGTGGTTTCCTGGCTGAGCTGAGCGCCACCACCAGGCATGTTACTCATAACCTTAGGTATGTAATTCCGCGTTTCCTGAGGCATCAGATCCATGCCGTAGCGCTGTACGTTGCCGATCCCCCAGTTATACGATGCCAGTGCTTTGCTCAAGTCCCCACCGTTTCGCTCCAGTAACTGGCTCAGGTATTTGGCTGCTGCCTGTGCAGATTTCATAGGGTCGAACACATCGTTCCCGCGTAACCCCATGTCGCGCGCTGTGCCGTCCATAAACTGGAACAGTCCTTTTGCGCCAGCGCCAGACATAGCAAATTGGTTGCCGCCTGACTCCGTGATCGCAACGCTTTTCAGCAGCCCCTCTGGCAGGCGATAGAGCGACTCAAGCTTACTGAACATAGGTTGCATCCAGCTGAGCAAAACTTTACCCTGCGCGCTGGCCTGTGGCCGCTGTGTGGGCTGCTCAATGGTAGTAACCGGTCGAGGCAATAGGAGCTCAGCAGCACTCTCACTACCGGGCTGATTGATGTTCTGTGCAATATCACGCAACACCTTCAGAATGTCTTGCATGTCAGAAGACAGAAGCTTGCTGTCGTCACTCTTGCCAGTTATTCGCGTCAGCTCTGCAATGAGCGCCCGGTTATCGGCGCGCCCTGAGTTTTTTGCATAGTTATTAACCAGCTTCGCAATGGTGTCGACATAATCAGGCACTTGCGCCGAGTCCTGCGGCCGTCGCATGAACTGCTCTGCATTGATAACCTGTGGAGAGCTGATGATCTCGGTAGCGCTTTCGCTTCCTGGCTGGTTAGTATTTTGCGCAATACCACGCAGCACTTTCAGTAAGTCGCGCATATCCGAAGGCAGGAGTTTGCTATCAACCGCCATTCCCATTTCCCGGGATAACGTCGATATAAGGTACTGGTTACTGGCCTGATCCGATTTCCGGGCATAGTTATTAACCAGTTCAGCAATCGTACCTGCATGCTCAAGGGCCTGCGGCCGCTTTACAGATTGTGCATGCTGCTCGGGCTCATCTCCACTTTTTCCAGTACCAAACAACCAGTTCATCCAGCCGGGACGGTCGCTAACCTCACTGATGTCATGTCGTTCGGCATTTGGCTCAGGCTTTTCCGGTTCGCCTATGCGGCGAAGCCACCGACCGATACTGCGCGGGTCGAAGCCTGTCTTTTCCTTCACCCACTCAGCCGAGCTGTTTGCGCTATCGACTACTGCCGGGATTGACGATGGCTGCTCTTCCCCCTGGTTCCATAGCTGCTTACCGATGGTATATGCATGCTTCCAGTTACCGTCTTTGATAGCGTTAATCAGATCGCCGATCATCGACATCATCTTCCCGAACTCGCCAAACTGCCTGGTCAGGTTTTCGATGTCGCCTTTGAGGGTCCAGTTTTTCAGGTCGATATTGAGCAGCTTGGCTATCTCAGTACCAATAGCCGCTACGGAATCACGGAGTTTACCAAGCGACTTAATAGCCGAGTTTATCTCTGGCTCCCACTTATCCCAGGCAATCAGGCTTTTCCCGCCCTCCTTCCAGGTCTGGTAGTCCTCAATCAGCGCAAAAATGGCGGCGCCAAGCGCCAGCACTATACCGATGGGGGACTTGAGGAACTCTGTATTGAGCAGCCGCCAGCCGGAGATCAACACAGCAAACAGCCCGATGAGCTCCTGAACAGCCGGAGACAGCTTTTTGAACCAGACGATCAGGCTGTCCACTGCCTGGGTGATACGCCAGGCGACACGGCCAATGGCATCAGCAGCCCAGAGCACACCTTTAACGACTTTGGTGACAACCTCCTCTATCTTCGGCCAGTTTTCCAGCATGCGCTTACTGAGGTTGTCCAGCGTACCGCTCAGTCCGTCGGCAAGATTCGAGCCCACCTTATCGCGCAGAATCCCCAGCAGCGAAACAAAGCTACGCATGGAGGTCATGAACTTATTGGACTGAATCGCCGCCTTATCAGCGTTGAAGCCTGTCTTCTGCATCATCGACTGGTATTCAGTCGAGAAACCCGACAGCCCGCGTCGCATCGCCATCAGGGTATTTTCGTCGATCCCCAGCATCTGCGCATACTGGTTTGCCCGGTAATAAGGCATGCTACTGAGGCGCTGGCCAACGCCGGTGAAGATCGCCGACATATCGCGCATTTGTCCTGATGCGTCCCGGGTCTGCACGCCCAGGCGGTTCAGGAAACCTTCAGCGCCGGGGTTAGAGCGCAGAAAGCGCGCCAGGCTCTCCAGCGAATTCTGCGCAGCCTCAGCGCTGGATCCGGTTTGAGATGCGGCATAGCCCAGCGCTTTGATACCGTTGACCGTTGCCCCGGTGCGCTGCGAGGCCCAGTAAAGCTTATCCAGTCCGTTGGCGATCGAGGTGGTAAAGCCCACCACCGCCAGCGCCGTGGATTCCACCACTGCCCCCAGCTTAACGACATTCGCGGCTACGCCTTTGAGCGTAGCTTCAAACTTCGCCTGGCCAGAGCTGTCAATATCGAAGCCGAGGGAGACCAGGTAATCACGGATGGTTTCAGTCATTATTCTGGGCTCTCCATTTCGCTACGCGTGCGTCATTATCGTCACGCATATCAAGGTAATCGTTAAGCAGCGCGATGCGGCACAGGTCCACTGCGCCACTGTCGAGGTCTTTTTGATCGAGGTTGAAGGCAAGCGCCGGGCGAAGGATGTAATCCTCACCGCCCGGCATGGCATTAAAGGTTATGCCGCTGGCTGGGTGATTGTCTCGCTGGTAGGGAGTCCTGGCAAAAAATTTCCCAGGGAGTCAGCGACCACCCGCGCCACCAGCTGCAGCATCACGAACAGGTCAATGTCATCGAACGCCATTGAGCCCTGCTGGCATACCGGCACCCACCCCTTACCATGCTGGCGAGCTACCACCTGCAGGCAGGGGAAGAGGATCGCATCCACATCAGCATCACTGAGGCCGGAAACGGCATCGGCAATCTTCGGCAGAATACTTTCCAGCGCCCCCTCGGTGTCTTTTGCGTTAACTTTCGCCTGAACGTTGCGGAAGTCAGATACCAGGCCAGCCAGCACCGGCAGGAGCTTGCGGGATACCTTCAGCTGCTCAAAAACGCTCAGCTTACCAATTCGGTACTGCTGATCCTTGATGGTGATTTCCATGAATTAAAACTCCCCGAGTAACTGGTCGATTTTGCCCGCGTCAAAGACCCAGGCCACGGTGCCACCCTCTTTAGTGTTCGCGTGGTCGGGTTGCTTCTGGAATGCACAAGCGCGTGCGGTGGTGATGTCGCCGGATACGCTGTTGCGGATCACGAAAACGTTATTGCCCCACAGGGCTGACGACTGGCTTTGCGCGTTATAGGCCAGAGACAGCTTTTTATTCACCGGAGAGGTTTTAAGCAGCGTCACCGTGATAGTTCCGCTCTTCCCGGCATGGAGGCTATGCATCACCTCTCCATCAGCGCCAACCGTCATGGTGTTTTTATTTTCGGTCATGGTGACCGTAATACCTTCCTCGGAGTTGGCAGAGCCGTAACCGAGATCGATAATCCCGGTTGGTCCGGTCAGGGACGCGGATACATCGATAAAAGAATAAGTGCTCATTTTCGCTCCTTAGCGAACCACATCGATGAGGACATCGGCGAAATGAACCGCGCCAGCCAGCTTTGCCGCAACCTGAATCACAGGTGCTTTACGCGCTTCGCGATCTGCCTGCGCCTGCGAGCTCAGTGGGTTGGCATAGACGTAATAACCTTTGGTCAGCGTATCGCCTGGCTGCACCTGACCAATCGCACCACCAGCCCATATGCCCGGTGCCACCAGCCCGTTATTAACAGCCTGATCCATGGATTGCTCCACGTTAGTGAGCAAGCGCGTTACGCCCGCCTCGGTCTGTGGGATCTTAGTGGTTGAGGTGTACAGCAGATTCCAGAGGTTGTTCTGGACGTAGTTTTGTAGCCAGTCCAGCCCGTGGCGCTCGTCGAAGAAGTCACCGTTCGACATCACGCCTTCCTGGATGATTGCGGTGTCGTTGGCGTAGCGCACGAATACGTTGCAGTTTTTGGCCTTCAGCGTGTCGGCCTGCTGCGCAGTGATCGTCTCGGCGGTGATACCCGGCTCCTGCTTGAACTTCAGGGTGATCGTAGTGTTGTTACCGAGGAAGTTAACGGTAAACGCACGTCCAAAAGCCGACGCAGCCGCATATGGCACCTGGCTGTACTGGCAGAACGCCCGGCCATAGCCAGCAGCTTTCATCTTACTGGCGATGTCAGTCGCATCGGTGGCGCTCAGTACTTTCGAGTCTGCCGTGGTGACGCCGTATACACGGGAATCACTTGCAGAGCCAATCAGCGCGGCAACGTCGAGATGATCCTGGTCTGTCATCGTCTTATCGGCGATAACCAGCCCGTACCAGTCGGCTGAATAACCCAGCACGGCAGCAACCGACGGTATTGCAGAACCTGCATGCGCGGCAGTACCGCCAACGGCAACCGGGTTACTTCCCGCATCGATACCCATTAGCGGAGCCAGGTCAGTACCTGCACCAGCAGCAGCCGGAATGCCCACAACCGAGGTAGCCCCGGTCGACGATGAAGTGATCAGGAAGTGCGAGGTAACAGCATTCCAGGTAACGACAGCGCTGGCCAACTTAGTAGAGATTGCGGTAGCAACATCATTCAGGGTGGTGGCAGCGGACAAATTCACCGCGGTAATGTTTTTCGCCACACCGTCAATGGTGATACTCAGCGCGCCATCAGTGACGGCGCTGAAGTTTTCGATCCGCTGCTCGCTGGCATTCAGCTGAGCGCCCTTAAGCGTGCCGGCGGTTGCCGGGACAGGCGTTCTGTCCATCGCACCGATATACAGGTTGAGGGGCTGTGGCGACTGCTGGAAGTACAGGTTTGCGGCCTTGTATTCTTCCGAGGTGGTGCCGAAATCGGCGGCCACGCTTTCGATATCGTTGTAGAGGCGCATAACCTCTGGTGCTTTCAGAACGCCGGACGTGCCGAGGATAAGCAGAGCGCCGAAGTCGCGCCCCTGCGATGCCCTGAGCGCGAGCGAGACCTGCACGCGCACGACGCGTGATACAGATAAGCCGTTAGGCATAGGTTAATCTCCGAAAAATTGTACTGGAGCAGAAAGGAATGATTTGATGCCGTATTCACGCACCGTCTTGCGGCGAAGCGTCACGGACAGGTCATAGCGGCGTTGCCACTGGTTGTTGATGAGCTCCGGCGCCGGGATGATCCGCCCAACATCGCCGAGCGTGAGCCCGATCCGGTTTAATTCGGCGTTGTTCTGTGAGACGAACAGGCCGCTACGGAATGTTTTGGCGTATGCCTGCCCGGCGAGACCGTAGAAGCAGCAGAGCACCAGCAGCGACTCGAATTGCCACTGGTAGTCGGTGTCGTCGTCTTTGGTTACTTCTGCCGGATTGGCTGCGTCCTGAAAATCGGTGATGCCGAATCCACACCAGTTGGTGCCCAGCGCGGGGATCGCGGGTTGAGGGTCGGTGAAGCGTGGCACAGCCATGCCGTCAGGCAGCCCGGAAACACCGCGTATCCACCGGCTGAGCTCGCGTTCCAGCGCCTGGTCATACTGCGGTACCGGACTGGTGGGCGTCAGGTAGCCGGGCTGCGTGGTGTCATTCAACTGGTGTACCTCCGTCGAACTCCATCAGCTCGCAGTGCGCCTGAACGAACCCCGCGCCGTAAGAGGTATACGGGTCCACAAACGTGACACGGTAGCGCCGCCCGTTGTAGAGCACCACGTCAGCATCCAGGGCTGTTTTGCCCTGGGTTAACCGGAATGTCGTCACGACCAGAATCGCGCCGCCGATAACCTGCCCGGCAGCCATACGCCTGGCTTCCAGTGCGCGGTCGACCGTTACCACACCATTAAACGGTATTTCTTCCGGCGTATTGGTCGCAAATCCGTCAGCGTCTTTCACCTGGTGGTTGCGGATGCAGACCAGCGTGTAATCGCAAAAATCAGGGTCCGACAGCACCTCGGTGACATCGAGAAAAGGCATTATTTTTTACCTCTCACAACGTAGGTGATCGAGCGAAGAAGATAACCGTGGGCGTAGAGCGGTTTGTCGCCGGGTAAGCCCTGTTCCCGACGCCTGGCTTTAGTCATATCAGAGATAGGGATCAACCGGTCACCGTCGCTGATAACGCGTTTAGCGGCATCAGATGCTAATTGGCCAGCGCCCGTAAGTTCCCGCTCAGCACCTGCAAAGTCACCATCAAGAGCCATACCGGCAGCGGCCTTAAGGTGCAGAGAGGTTTCTTTTTCTGAATCCTCAATGCCGATATCCAGGAACGGGCGCGGCGGCAGCGTAACTTCCCGACCGCCGAGGCTGACCGTAGCCCCGGTTGCCTGCAGATAACCGATCTCCGCGTTGTTCAGCTCTTCTCCATCCTCGCGCACAGCGTTGGCTTCCGGGATGCCGATCAGCACATCCATCTTAGACAGCCGGGCGAGACCGGCCAGCACTGATGCGGCATTGTCTGTCCTGATTTTTACGCCGCTCATAACAGTTGCCTCCCGCCAGCGCCGAACATCGACCACCACCAGAAGAACTCCTGGCCGTACCCGGTTTTATTCCAGAATCCGGCATCGGGGTTGATGGTGCCTGAGTTGTCGTAGCTGACGCTGACCTTATCGACAGACTTGGAAGACGCCACGCCACTGCCGCCACTACTGACGAAGCCACCAGCTGCGCCCGCCAGTGCGCGACCGCGCAGCTCGACGTAATGTGCAGTGAAAAGCTCAGCCAGATAGACGAACTGATCGCCATGAACGTCCTGATTGAGGATCACGTCAGCCTGTCCGAGATAGAAATTTACCGCGGGGTCTGGGTAGCGGGCAGTGTTGGCGAACTCAGGGAAGTCGGTGCGGAACTGATCATTTGTTGGCAGGCGACTGTTTTTTGCCATTGCCAGTCTCCTGAGCGGTCAGTTTTTCAGTCAGTTCATCCAGCTGCTGCTGAAGGCCGGTGATCATGGTCGACTGCTCAGTGATAGTCGTATCTTTGTCCGCCAGCTGCTGCTGAAGGCCGGTGATCATGGTTTCCAGCCCGGAGACCTTAAGCGCGAGGTCTTCGTCGTCCTGGCTCTGCTTCAGCTCATCTTCATCGATGGCCCGCGCATGAGCGCCAAACGCCCAGTGCTCAGTCACATGCTTATCAAAGCTGTGCACGCCGGGGATCAGCTCGACTTGCGAGCCGTCTGTAAAACGCAGCACTGCGCCAGTAGTTACGAGATATTTCATGTTCTCTCCAGAACGGCGGGGAGTTCCCCGCCATAGGGTTACGCTACAGGCACGTCCATGTAGGAGATGGTGTTGCCGTAAGGAGTTTCAACCTGGCCCAAACGGCCGTAGTAGGTTGTCAGCTGGTACAGGCCGCGGTATTCCAGCGGGGTATTCAGCAACGGCACCAGCGGGAAGCGGATGAACTTCTCATCCTGGGTGTACGCCACCATGCGATGCGCGCCAGCAGCACCACGCTTTGATGCCCACTTCATGGACACGATTTCCAGCGGTACGCCGTTCTCCTGGAACGCGATGCAGTTGATCTTCACGTATTCCATAACAGAGATATTCCCTGCGTCGGATACCTTCTTGCTCACCAGCAGGCTGAACAGCTCAGGGGCCAGACCGACTTTGGCCGGGCAGATCGCATAGCCAGAGTTAACCCATGCCTGGGAAAGAAGCAGGTTAAAGTCCTGCACGATTTCGTCAGGAGTAGCAGTGGCCCACGCTTTGGCCGCGCTGATCGGCGTTACCTGTGAAAGATTCAGCAGGCCGGTAACACCCAGATCGCTGTCACCGATGTAAACCTGCTCGTCGATGTCCATGTTCCATTTCAGCTGCATGGCGTCGTACTTCTGGCTGTCTACCGGGCGGCCTACCTGCTGCGCAGAAGCCAGCTCAGGGAGAGTCCAGCCCAGCTCCATACCCCACAGGCTCAGTGGCTGTGCGGTCTTCTCGATGTAGAGGTTGGTCTGCGGGATGGCGGTCGAGTTTTTGCCGATCCAGTTTTTACCGTTCGGGTTTACGCCACCAGCTGCAGCCAGGTCGGTGTTGGTGAAGGATGACTGCTCGTCAGCGATAGAAACATCGCTTCGCAGCGGCATGTCACGTGACCACTTATAGCTGACCAGCGGCAGGTTAAGCGTCTGGTCGAGACGCTCAAGTTCGCCAACCAGGAATACGCCAGCAGCGTCTACGGTGGCTTTATCGATAGTAAACATTCATCGTTCCTTAGATGTTGTAGGCGATTTCAACGTTGCCGTGGGTGGTGGTTGCTGCCGCATCGCCTGGGCCCATCACTTTCGCAATGGTCAGCTCAGGGGTGTTGGATGCAGTCGAGTCCGGTGTGAGGACTACAGAGCCCAGAGGGCTGGAAGCTGTCGGAGCGGCGACGCGGATATAAACCTTGTCGCCCTTCTTGGCGGTACTGGCCTGAGCAGTTGGCACCGCAACGCACATGTAGCCACGCTTCAGCACGTCACCGGTATAACCAGCGGTCACGCCGAGCGCGCGAGCGTCTGTGGGGTTGGTCGTTGGGTATGGACGAATAAAGATGCCAGCGACATCAGCGATAGTGTCACCCGCTTCAAGCGGTACGAGTTTGCCGCCGACATTCTTGCCAGCCAGCCCATAGGACGGGAACGGCTTACCCGCATCGAGGATCACAGGTTCTGCGGTGAGGTCCTGCGGGCGAGTGATGGCGCCGGGGAAGCCAATCCCCATGCGAGTTAAATAAGCTTTACCAGCCATTGTTGGTTACCTTATTGGTTGCGTTTCCAGAAATCGGCGTTGATTTTGTTCAGCTCAGCCGGGGTTACGTGGCCGCGAGCGCGGTCACCTGTTGGTTTGCCAGATGGCGGGGTGATGTGATTTTTCGCCTTGCTGATCTCAACAGCGGCCTTAAACACCGCATCGACGGTGGCTTTTGGTGCTTTCGTGAAATCACTGATGCCGAATGCTTTCAGGCTGTCGCCAGTACGGGCAGCGTGAGCCAGTACCTGGCGTTTGAGGCCTTTGTCACCGGTCGGCTGGAAGCCCGGGCAAATGATCTCAGCGTCGCCGATGATGTTGCGCTTATAGGCCGCATCGCAGGTCACCTTCGCATCTTCCTCTGCGTCTTCGTCACCGGTATTCTTGTCGTCGTCCGGATCAGCGTCGCAAGTTTTGCCTTCCAGCTTATCGAGGCGGGCAATAAGCGCCTGCGCCCAGGCGGGCACCTCTTCATCACCGGTTTTCTTGTCCGGTTCGGCATCTTCATCGGCCGTGGTCTTTTGGTCCGCCGGCAGCGCTGTAGCCTGTGACGGCACGTTCATGTTGATGGTTACTCCCGGGATAGAACCCATGCCATCAGACGGCATGTCCGCCGCTTCGTCTGCAAGCTTAGCCAGCGCATCTTCATCCTTGGTGCGAATGGCGTTGGCCAGCTTCTGAAACCAGTTCTGCTGTTTCATGTTGCTTCCTTTGGTTGGTGGGGCTGAATCCCCGATTGCACAGCGGGAACCAGCCCGCCCGCGGTCAATGCCGACGGCCAGATGGTTACCTGTGATTTGGTGCTGTTTGCCTTTGCCAGGCGAGAGTTGCTTGTAGAGCGCGTCGTATCCGCAGCTGACATCAGTCAGACCAGCCTCGATCGCGTCAATGGCCTCCTGCCGCTTAACCAGTACGTCGGCAATAAGCAGATCTGCTTTGTCGCCGGTACCTCGGCGGACGTTCTGAATGTGACCGTGGGCCAGCTCGGCATAGTTGGTGGGGTTGACGAAGAGAATTCCGCCACCAGCGTCTTCTGGGTGTCCCAGCGTAACGGCGACGCCCTCAAAGCTCGCCACCGTTTCAGGAGCGAACACCTCATCTTCCGTTCGCCAGACGGTGACGGTACCGCTCGCATCCGGTTCGAGGTCGATTTCTTCCGGCAGGTAGACCTGTGATCCCGTTCTGGCAATCGGCACGTCTTTGCAAAGCAATGAGCCATCCGCCATGCGGTACCGGGTTTCCCCGAGCCTGGTCTCAAAAAAGTATTTCAT